TCTTGAGGGCAAGAACTTTATGATCCTTAGTTAGTGACATACCAGATCTATCACCAAAGTAGGTCTTAATATTTAGAAGTTCTTCGTTTACTTCATACTTATGTGTATGTGACACTCGGTGTGGAAAACCGTCATTGGATATGATACTTTCACCAGGGAGTATTTCTGATATATCTTTAATTCCGCCATCAGCCATCACGACGTTGGTCTTTTGTAGACACCCCCTCCCGTGACCAACCAAGACGCCCTTTTTGCGAAATTCATTCACGTAGTCTTGTACGATAAGGAAGTACCCCGCAAGGTTAGCTTTCTCAATAACATCTAATTCCATCAGAACTCGATTTTTGTACTCTTCGTGCTTACTTTTATCAACCTTAGTCGAAATTAACTTTTTCCATCCAGCACGACACAGTTCCTTTAGATACTCGATCTCACTTTCACCGTTAGGCGTCTTGAATTTTGGAAGTCTAGGAGGAGAGAAGATATCGAATGATTCACACTTATTAGCGATAGACTGGAGGTTTTGTAGCTCTTGTTCAATATGCTCCTGTGGAGCCTTGATATGAAACGATCCGCTACGGATAAACTTGAGAGCTTCGATATCCTTAAGAGACTCGATCTTGTCATTGAGCCATTTAAGAGTGGTTTTTAACTTAACACACAGTAGAACCCTATGATCAACAGCATCTTTTCGATCAGGGTAGAAACTACATGTAGAGGGGATTGTGTACTTATGTGCAGGGTCATACCCCGTAATCATTTCACATAAAACAGAAAGCACAGGCAGTGAGTCTGGTGGATTCCGGTCGACCTCTAGGTAATAGTCCGAGAATATGGACATCTTCTGTACATGGGCCGGGATTATATTTTTAGCACAGTTTCTAACCGCCTCTTCGTCTGAGGCATTGAATATACAGTCTTTGTTCGGGAAAATCTCATTAAATAGAAAGCTCCCAATATATCCGTCTATAACAACAAAGTTTGCTGGAGTAATCGTTGAAACTAATTCTTCGAAGGAGATGCGAGGCACTTCATCAAAGTTGACATCATTATTGGAGAGGGAAATTACCCGAAGAAGCTCGGTCCATGCGGATTTGTTTTTGCAGATTAGAGTTAGATGGGAGCCATCCTTGAGGATTATCTCAGACCCGATAATTGGGGTTATGCTTTCCTTTTTACATGACTTGAGAAAGGTTACGACGCCGCTCACTGTGGAAATGTCGGTTAGTCCTGCATGTGTGTAGCCATACTCTTTGCACTTTTTAACTATCTGCTCACATCTAGAAGTAGATGCAAGAAGTGAATAGTGGGAGTGATTTCTTATCGGAATATACATTACCAAGGGTCCATTAGTAGGTTAAGTCGATCATTGTAGCATCTTTCGCACCATAAGTAGCTGTATGGTGGTTCTAGGTCAGTGGAATTCATGTACTCATCCCATTCTACAGGGTCTTGTTCTAAGAATATTGGAATTGAGTTATCATGTCCACAGGCTTGACATCTAATCTCATTGTTCATTTTTCTTTCCTCCCACCACCATCACCGTATGAAAGAAGCCTTGCGGTATCTGCGTACTTTTCCGTCACCGCATGTATCCCATGTGATTTTATCATACCATGAAAGTGATTGCAAATGCTTTGACCAGATTCTTCGTGGATTTGTGAAAATTTACACAGACGCTGACATTTCCAGTTATCTTGATCTTCTGATATTCTCTTGGGGATTTCTACTGATTTGATATATTCGAATCTATTTCTGATCATCTTCTCGGCTTTTTCATAGTCTGAATCATCAAACACAATGTCGAAAAGCCCGCCATCATTTAGATAGAATATGCTCATATAGAAACTCTTATCCTTATAGACGTTTCTTAGAGCGTAGTAATAGAATAGAAGTTGCTTGTCCTTACATAGATCATCGTAGGTTTTTTCTTTACCTGTGGCCCAGTTAAGTCTTTTGCCCGACTTGTAGTCTAGCACCTGTAAGTAATCATCTGTCTCGTTTATTATTAAGTCGACAGTTCCCTTTAGGGATAGATACCCCTCAAATTTTTTCCCGTTTATTTCATAGTCATACTTAGCCCAGTCCTTTTTTATCTCAAAATCAAAGAACAATTCTGTAGCATGGATTCTCTTATTACGTGGGTCGAGTTCTCCGTCATTATACGCCAATGCAGCATGTACCCATCTTGTGATTTCGCGAAGATCTTTTGGGGCTAAATTTGGATTGTCGACTTCTTTGTAGTAGTTAAAGCAAACCTCAGTGATGTACTCAATATCATCACACTGAGCAAAAGTCATGTCACATATATCGTCATTCTTCAGACTCTTTTTCTTGTCTTGCTGTGCTTTCTTTTTGTCGGCCAATACTTGCATAACGCGATGAAACACAGTCCCCTTCGATGCGGCTAAACCACTAGAACTTTTCATTCCAAGAACATAGGTAAAGAAGTACTGCATATTGCAGATCTCTAAAGTACCCAATGCTGAGGATCGTAAATAACAGGTTATCATCTAGATGTAACTCCCAGTGCGATAATAGCATTCAAAAACGCACGAGTGGATTCCTCAATAGACATATCCTGATTATTGATCACCGCGTCATATCCGTTGTATCCATCAAGATCGACCTCTGAGGTATGACTTCCTTGTTTTACTGACCTCAATAGTCGTACGACTTTCCCACCACGTTTTTTAACTGCGTTTACCTCATTGATAAATCGACAATCTCCAATAACGGCTATTTCGGAGGAATCTTCCTCAATACGATTAAAGCAGTTTTCAATCCAGATTGGCTCATACATTTTTCTCATCACATCAGTACCAAGAAACTGCATGAATTCTCGGGCAGTCATTGGGCCTGCGGGATGAACCAGAAATCCGTGCCACTTTCCAGTTTTTACTATGCTGTCTATGTCTCCAGATGTTCCAGACCCATCTTGCGTAATTATCTCTTCAAGAGATTCTGGGGTAATAACCCCAGGCATATTCTCCCATCTCAAATGCTCCTGAACTTGATTCTTCTGTTCATCAGTTCCGTAGACACATTCTGGCGGGATATTGAATAGCATCACGCACATCTCTTTAAGAGAGTCGGCGAAGTTATAGGCTCTGATTAGAGGCCAAATTCTGCGTGAGGCGAATTGGTAAAACTCGTCTGATCTTTGCTGTAGGTCTAAAACACCCATATCCTCAAACTGATTGCCATTTTCATCAGTAAAGAGAGAGTTCACTACTAGCTCACCCTGCGGAGAGATGAGGAACTTTTCAATGATATCATGACGTTTCATTTCATGACCATGAAGGAAGTTCGAGAGGGTGGTCTTTCCACTCTGCATTCGACCCGAAATTGCCAAGACCTTTGTCATACTTTTTCCTTAATAAATTTGTTTATTTCTTCTACTGACATATCTCCAACATCCTTCCCATGGGGATGGATGAATTTCACATTGAATAGATAACGGAGCTTTTCGTAAAGATCGTCTTTACATTTCTCCCCGGCAGGATCATTATCTGGTATAACCAAAACATTAGATACACCAGTTTTCTGGATAAGAAATTCCTGTGCATCACTTAGTGATGACCCAAACATCCCTACCGCATTTAAGACACCAGCTTCGTATAACCGAATGACATCTCCTTGCCCCTCGACCAAGATGATCTGATCAAGCCTCTTGATGTGCGGCAGTGCCTTACCATAATTATAGAGAAAGTTCGACTTGCTGAAACCCTTTTGGTTGATCCATTTCTGGGGATTTCCATTTATCGTCCTTCCAGTTGACCCAACTAAGTACTTATCATTCTCGTCATAAACCGGAAACACAACTCTTTGATACATTTGACTGTCAGGACGATCACAGACTCCAACATCGAAAAAGTCGAGCGTTTCGGCCTTATAGCCACGGTCCAAGTAAAGCTTCGCTGGAAATGTTAAAATCTTACGAACGTCTTGTCTCGTGAACCTCTTCTCCTCTACTGCCTTCTTCTTTTCCTTGAAGAGTTTGTGTAGAGGGTCGCTTTTAAGTGACAGAACAGTTCCCATCGAGATATCAGAGGTGAAGTCTTCGCAAAACCTCAGAACTTCTGGGAAGGTGTATTTTTTACCCGACTTTTCTAATAAAGGCCAGACGAAAGAGAAAATGTCTCCACCACGATTTCTATGGCATCCTTTTGTGTTGCAAAACCATCTACCGTAATACTCGTCATCTTCGTTTATATTGATATTGAACGCCGTTTCGTTGTCGCCCTCATGGATAGGGCAGCAACAGATAATCATACCATCCGACTCGAAATAGTCAATCCCAAAATGCTCAAATATGTCATGAATCTTCCTCATCATCTTCATTTTCAACGTCTGAGTCCGGGAATCCCTCTCTTGAGTCACGTTCATCTTTCTTTATCTTTCGTATCGTTCCTAGCTCTGTTAGTTTAGCAAATTCTCCCTGCATGTTCACACAGATGTATCCATCATCTCCTATCCCAGGTCCATGTCTAGCAACTAGAGGTATTAGCTTCTTATTCCCCGCCCTGATCCCATCAGTAGCCTTTTCCTCATCCGTCTTATCCTTAAAGATGGTACAACTAGTCGCTATCCATGCAAGTCTATCAGATTGGCTGATTACATCTGTACTTTCCTTGGTTATTCCATCACGGTTTAACTGTACAAATGATAAGCAGGCACAATCGTTCTCTACCATAAAGTTGTGCAACTTAGTAATCTGAAATCCGAGAGCCTGAAATTCAGCAATGTTACCTGTGATGCTTTCCGAGGTCATCAATTTGAGATAGTCATAAATAATTAAGCAGTCATTAGTTCTACCGTTTTCATCATATCCAACATTCTTGACTATCCATCTTTTCATAATAGAAAGGATGCTATCAAACTCTTGCCCTGATACATTAATATAGTGATAGGGCATTTCCTTTATTCTACGACCACCCCGCGTGATCAAATCGACCTGATTAGGGTCTTGATAGAACTCTCCTTTAGCAATCCGATTTATCTCGATATCGCAGATGTTGGCTAGTAGTCTATTATGATGATCGAATCTACTCATTTCGGTATCGATCATGAGGACAGGGATTTTATGTTTTAGTGCGACGTGTAGGGCGACATTATCAGCCAAAACGCTCTTGCCTGTTTTCATTCTAGCTGCGATTAGATCAACACATTTACGCCTAAAACCGCCTCCGATACATTCGTCATAATGAGCCATTCCACTAGGAATACCAATTGACTTCCCCTGATTCTCTTTTAGAGAGGCGATATACTCCTCAATATCATCTCCGATTGGCTTGGGAGTTAGATCATCCTCTTTAATGAAGGAAAGGCAGGTTTCCTGAATTGGATTTTCTGCAAGTCCGAGAATATGAGTGATACTCTCTTCACCAGTAATCCCATTCAAGGACTTATATATGTCGCGAAGTCCTCCTTGAAGCTTTCTCGCGAACTCTAGACGCTTCAGTCTTTTTGCATGATCGGAGATATTATCAATATGAACAGGGGTATTTGTGACACCCTGTATGTGTGATAGAAACCCCTTATTTTCGATATACTCCCCCAGTCCTAATGACTGGGCCGAGGCCAGGATCTCGGTAAATCCGATCTTCTCAGACTGCTCAAAAGATTTAGCTACACATCTGTATAGTACCTTGTTTTGTTCTATTGTGAAGCTGTCTTCACCAATTAGGGAATCCACCTCTAGATAACAATCTCTTCCAAACGTAATAAGCCCTGCCAGCACAGCACGTTCAGAAGCGATATTCTTAAGTGTTTCTTCTTTCATTACTTTCCTATACAATCATCACAAACGAAATTTTCCTTTACAAGCTTTGGAGATACCTCCAATGTTTCATGACACCTTGAGCATTTTACCTTAGCCGGCTTATAAGGAGGGCGTCTCTTGACGCGAGTTTTGGATTCCTTAATGGCGTCATAACCCGGCTCCTTCTCTACCTCTGACAGGAGGTCGGTCATTTCCTCAAACTTGTTAGGTTTCCCATTATGGATCTTCCCTTTTCTTCCTCTGGAAGAAGGGTTTGTAACTTCTGGAGTTTTTGGAACTCCTGACAACTTTGTCGATTTAGTCTTCTTAGTCGCTCCTAGCTCTAGATTATCGAGACGCTTCATTAGTTGAGCCAGAACATCGTTCTCCTCCGGAGGATCAATTCTCGCTCCAGAAATGATATACAACGCCTCACTTACTAGCTCCCAATCCTTATCTGCAAGTGCATCCTCAAGACGCTCTTTAGCTTCAAGAAATGATTCCGCCAGTTTCTCAAGTTCTTCAATTAGATTCACTTAAACCCCTTTGTCTTTCCTAAGTCCTGTAATAGTGACACTCTCTTTTTTATATCTTTGATCATCTCAGATGAGCATTGTAGGGCCGCATCAAGCTTGAGTCTAGCCGCTTCTACTATCTTGGCATACTCATTATCGATGATAACCATCTGACGCTTAATCTCAACGGGAACGAACTTGTCGAAGTTATTCCAGTATTTCCCAGTGAGATAATTAAGTGCTTCCCTGCACCAACTATACTGACTGTACACAAGATCATGTTTTCTTTGTAGAAGCCCGGCGTAATTCATTAGAAGTATAGCCTTAGCGAAACACTCATCACTTGATAGTGAGATAATCTCCTCATACTTCATTTCAAGTATTTCACGGTACTCTTCAGAGTCTGGAAAGTCTGGAATACCATTATCCACACAGTAATTTTCAACCCACTCAATGAACTCATCTAGTCCATGTACTTTTCCAACATCTGACGCCATTCTTTTTCCTTGTTATATGGAAGTGTTATCATTTTGATGTCGTTAAGCTCGCACCACTCTACTTTGTCTCTATCTCTTTTCTGGGAAAGAAGAAAGTCCATCCTAGATTTATGAAAGAAGGAGCAGAACTCGTAGTGCTGTTTGCCATGAACCTCAACTATTATAGAGAGGTCTGGAATGAAAAAGTCGGCATATAAGAGGGCTTTTCTGGCGGGCTTTTTTGAGCCAGGGAGGGTTACTTCCTCATACAGAGAGTGTAGCGGAAATACTTCTTTGATTAGTTCTCTCGCTAGTGTGTGATGAGATGATTTTCCCGCCCTCTGAGATCTTTCTTTATATTTCGAGAAGTTGAACTTATGTTCTTTCCCGTCAAATCCTATAACTTTAGCCATTTACCATCTCATTAACTTTCTCTTTTATCTGATCAAAAATATCTTTACGCTCAACTAAGAAGTCATAAAGCTTACTCTGACCTTGGAATTTAGGAGCTTCTTCAAATTCTCCATTCCCAGCAAGGAATGGAATGCTGTACCAAGCACCAGCCTTTTCGATAATAGAGAATGCCTCAGCAAGTTCAATTATTTCCTTTTCCTTATCGACACCTTTTCCGAAACGTATATATGATACGCACTCTGTTCCAGATGCTCCCATTGAAGAACAGCTAATTTTCCAATGAACGATTTGTCCTATCTTTTTATCTCCCTCAAGCCAGGGTTCTGTTTTGGAAATATCCATACGAGTTGCTGCTTTATATTGCAACTCTTGACCACCATCTGGATTTTTTAGCTTTCCATAACCACTTGTATTGGTGATATAGTGCTGGATAACTAATACCAAGACCTTAGTTTTTGCGATATCTTGAGATGTCTTTTTTATCCAGTGCGTAAGCATTTTTGGAAGCGTCGCTCTTAATGAGCCAGAAGTATCTGCGTCCATTTCAGAACGAGGAAGTAGATCAGAGCATGAGTCTATAACTAGTACAGCACCCTTATATTCTGGTTTCTTAATTAGAGAGCTTGCAATGTTAAGAAAGTCTTCGGCAGATAATGACTCTCCTTCCTCACGAGGAGGATGGATTATTGTAAAATTGTCACGATCCAGCCCCTGAATCCCCTCAAGATTATATGCCTCAAGTTTATCTTCAACATCTAGATATATAATGGGCTTTCCCATCGCCTGAGCATTTGCACATATTTGCAGACACGTCGTCGACTTCCCAGATTTAGGCTCACCAGCCACTAATGTCCAGCATCCTTCTAAAATACCACCATTCAAGGCTAGATCAAGTGCCGGACTTACAGTTATGGCCTTACGCTCCTTTTTTATTTTAAGCAATTCAGTGCCAGTAGAGATAACTCTTCCAAATTCTCTTTGAATGTCCCTATCTTTTATCTGATTTTCTGCGGTACTTACTGCCTTCTTTGCCATTAAAGATCCTTTAGTATATTTTTGCCTGTAGAGAATGGCTTAGCCACCTCTACATCTTTGATTTCTGTTTTTATTAGCTCTTTTTCAACTCTCGACTTCTCGAAAGTTTTTATCGAGTCTACCAACTTCTTATTTTCAGAGATAAACTTCTCATCATCCCATGTGCGGTTGTACGCTATTTTTAGCACGAATTTACACTCAGGTGATGTCAACGCCTTTATTATAGAGTCAGCGTGAAAATCTTTCAAGAGCCGATTGACGCCAAAAAGCTCTTTTCGGTAAATCCCTGCATACTTTTTCTCATTCCAGAAACTTTCGGGATTTCTCCCCTGATTAAAGTGATTGTTGCGTTTCTCGAAAATCAGCTCTACAATGTAGTTCTGAGCATTTATAAAACCCTCTTTAAATTTCGACTTATAAGGGGTTTTCTCGGACTCACTTGATTTTCGTGATGTACGGCTTTTCTTTTCTTGGTTTTGACTTTGTTTCTTCGGCAAGTTGACTAGCTCCTTGTGTCATTGTTACGCAACCCTTCTTGCGTCCAAGTAAGGCGGACGCATTTGGAATATTCACCTTGGCGGTGCATTCAAGATGGTACTGCTTAATATCATCGGGTTTTTTGCCCATTTCCTTCGCGAGAGTGTCAATATCTTTAGATACATGCCCCTCGATGTAAAACTTTTCAACCACCGTCAGTTCTTTCTTCGCCATTTAGTATTTCCTCGATTTTTTTTAGTTTGTTCTCTAGGACAGAAAGTCCCTCTTGATATGTTTCGCACTTATACCGAAACTCTAACTTTTTAGCCCCAATTGCACTCAGCTCTTGATTTGTCAAGTTCTTAGCGAACTCATTACTTCCAGAGCCAACAATAATACATGGAACAACATATACGATCACATCAGCCATTTTCGATATATCTCTGTCTTTGTGATTCGGACATTTTATTGATTTTGCGATTCAGTTCAGTCTTAGCCTCACGGAGAGCGTCCTTCTTCCCGACCTTGTTCTTTCCTTCTTTTTCCTCAATAAGAGTTTTACCCATTGACTTTGCATTCTTCTCTGCGAGTTGACCTAGTGTGGTAGGTTCCCCCTTAAAGAAAACGGTTGGTGCAGAAATAACTCTCTCTAGGGTGTGCTTCTTACACTCGGGACATCTTTTGAGAGGTTTTTCCTTTACTGACTGAACAACATCGTACATTTCGTGATTGCACGTCTTACACTCGTAATCGTACCTCATTAGTCCTCCAAATACTTGAGGATGTCACCAATGATGCCATTCCGCTGGATATCTTCATAGCCAAGCTCGCAAATGCCCAGTCCATCGATATGAGCATTGTACAACCTATCAACGGTTAAGTCAAGTCCGCTTTTGTTTTTTATGTCAGTTTGTTTGGAATCGCCATTGATTACAATTTTGGAATCCTTACCAATTCGTGTCATGAACATCTTGATCTGTTCGAATGTACAGTTCTGGGCCTCGTCCAATAGCATGAGTGTACGATTAAACGTCATCCCACGCATTGTTTCAAGTGGTTCATACCGTATTTGCTTATTGTTTAGGTAGTGGCCATAGTAGGATTGACCAAGAAAGAACTTTAAGTTCTCTTCAATAGGTTTTAGATAGGGTGCGATCTTTTCACCAAGCTCTCCCGGCAATGCTCCAATTTCTTTACCGGCACATACAAGAGGGCGAGTTACAACGATTTGATCGAAATTACCTTCATGCAGGTAACTAGCGAACATACCAGTCGCTAAAAAAGTTTTTCCACAACCTGCCGGGCCAGTACATATCGTAATTAAGTTATGATCGATTGAGTCCATATACACCTCATGATTTGGCGTAACGGCCTCAACTTCTCGAATCTTAGGCTTAACTTCTTCTCTTACTCGACGAGTTCTTGTCGGCTTTCTTCTTGACATATTTACTTCCTAGGAAAGGATTAAAATTTCACCACGTAAATTATTTTTAATCATAAAGCGATTGATAACAACTCCAATAAAAACATTTCTGTAATTATCAACAGTTCTAATCTCAAATCCCTTTTTAAGTCTATTAATATCTAATGGATAGTTCATTATTGTACTATCTCTATAGTATTCATTTTCATTAGAATAATCAATTGGTGCCATATTGTATTTTTGAAACAGTAAGTAAGAAATACTACCCTGTTCCCCGTTTACGAATGAGTCAATTAGGGGCTTTAGTATTTCATACTCAATTTTTAAGTCTGAGCTTGCGTGTTTTGCTATATCTTTTGTGTAAACAATTTCCATTAACATAATTAAGCTCCAGAACTACCAAAACCACCGCTGCCACGGTCAGTAGAATCCAGATCGCTGACCTCTACCAAGTTAAAATGTGGCACTTCTTGAAATAGTATCTGAGCTATTCTATCACCCGCCTTGATTAGAAATGCATCAGTATCCCAAGATTTGCCAGTATTTAGAAGACATACCTTCAGGTGGCCCCTGAATGGACTGTCTATCACGCCCGCCAATACGTCTATTCCCTTTTTTACTGATAATCCTGATCTTGGCCAGATTAAACCAACGTATCCATTAGGGATGGCTAGACTAATATCAGTACTCACCAAGGCACGTTCGCCGGGGCCAATACATATGTCCTCGCTAGAGTATAAATCCCATCCAGCATCGGAAAGGTGTGCCTTGGTTGGCATTGTTGCATTTGGTGATAGTTTCTTAATCTTTATGTTCATCTCTGCGAGTCCTTAGTAAGTAGATAGTCTTGCATGTAAATCCT